GGAGTCAAACGCCACCATGCGATCCCAAACGCGCTCCAGCACCGACTGCCCCCAAAGGTTTTCGGCTAGGCGTTGCCAGTATGGCAGATGAACACCCTCCAAACGTATGCATCGCGTGTGATGAATCTTGGCGCGGCGCAACGCCATCGAGTCGGCCACCACGTCATAGTATTGGGGCAGACCGAAGTGCGGCCCATAATCCTCAACCAGGTCGTTAAGACTCGGCTGGATCATCCAGCGGTCGAGTACCTGGATGCCTTTGAACTGGCCGCGCTTAATCGACTCGACGTTGAGCGGTGTAGACAGGTCTTGGCCGTCGACCATCATGACTGCGATCGCCCCGCCATACAGCCGCGACCACTTGACCGCTTGGCGCAACTGATTCCAAATTTCCCATTTCTCGAACCCGCGGTGAATAGCGCCCGCCCGATCTGGATCAATCGCTGACGTGATTGTCGATCCCGCACGCGTCATATCCTCCGCTACGGTATCAATCGCTACACCGGCCACCCAGTTCGTGCGGTATGCTGACTCCAACTCCCAGCGGTTGCGACTCTTGTAGCTCTGCCGGTAGTGGCTGCCGTCCTGCTGACTCCCCGCGCCTAGCCCTAGCTGCGCAGAGAAATTCACAAAGTTGTCCTTGAATTCTTTCCACATATTAGCGTCCGTTATCGGTGAACTGCGCGGCGTTCGGCGCGAGCAGTGTTGCCAGCGCCTGCCGGATGCTCGAAACAATCAAACCGACCCAGAACGTACGTGTGACTGTAATCATTTGCCTAACCTCGCCCACGTGTCTAGCGCCGCGGCCGTGGGCGCGATGTAGTTAAAAGCCGCCGCGGCCGCGTCAACCTGATCCGCGTATTTCCCAACCGGGAAGGTCTCGTGCTCGCCCTTGAATAAGTAGTTCCAATCGGCGCGCAGTAGGTACACGTTACCAGCTTGCACCTGGGCAGCATACGGATCGGCGCGAACTTCTTTGCTGCCTGTTGCGGTGTCCGATCGTATATTGTAACCCGCGAGACTCCTGACCGTGCTTTCCGCGGACTCCTTGCCCCCTGATCCCGGCTCCTGCTCAATGAGAATATGCGTGCCGTGACCGTCGATCTGCGCGGTCTGCCTCAACAGCCGCTCGCGCTTGAGCGCCGACAGCTGATCGCGCAACACGTCCGCGATTATATACTCGCCGTCGCGCGTGCGCAGCATCAAGACGCCCGCGGTATACGCGCCGCCTTGGGCGGTGCCGGCTTTGTCCCAGCTTCGCACGCGCTTAACGATCTGCTTGGGCTCGGGCAAGGTGTCGATGATGCCGAACTGATCGACCGGGAACATGCCACCACCGCGCGGCGCGGGCCGCTGCTGGAACTGGCCGGCAACCGCGTAATCACCCATCGCGGTCTTGTCGCGCTCGACCACGTGGCGCGGGAACCTACCGGGGAACAACAGCTCACCGTCCTCAGCCCTCGGGTCGGTGTACCGAGTCGACAGGTGCGGGTGGCTGTGCTCATACTCCATCGGGAGCATCAGGTGATCGTACCCCATACCCGGCGCGAGCGCCTCGCCCGCCACGTCACCGACCGCTAACCGCTGCATGATGATAACGATCGCGCTTTTAGCCGGCACGTTCAGGCGCGTCGGCAATGTCTCGTGGAATATCCGGCGGGTGGTTGCTAGCTCGGCTGCTGACACGGCAGACTCTACTGAATGAGGATCGTCCCAGACTACGCGGTCGCCACGGCTGCCCGTCATCGACCGCACCGGCATAGCGTGACGAAAGCCCAGGCTGCCATTCTCGAACTTGCCCGCGCTGTTCTGATCGTTGGCTAGCCGCAGCGGCCACAATCCCTGGAACCAATCGGACGTTATGAGCTGTCGCATCCGGCGCGCGTCGCGCAGCGCATAGCTCTCCGAATGGGATGCGGTCACAAACCGGTGCTGCGGCAACCCGATCGGCCCCCACTCCCACGCGGGCCAGAACACGGCGGTTAGCAGAGATTTCATCGTGCCCGGCGGTACGTTGATCAATAGCCGCGTGATCTGGCCTGCCGTGACGGCCTCCAGATGCTCGCACAGTACATCCATGTGCCAGTTGTGGATGTACGGCGTAGACGGCTCGAGGACGTGCCAAGCCTGGAGCACGAAGCTAGCGAGGCTGCGCCGACAATATTCGCGCTCCACCGCCTTCATATCTGCATCGGCTAACTCAACCGTCACCGCGGCGCGCCTTCATGATCTCGGCCAGCGCTTCGTCACTCATCCCAGATGCGTCAAATTTTGGCACCAGGTCTTCGCCGTTGGTGGTGTGGTCGATGTTTGTTGACTCACGGAATCCTGCCTGCGTTTTCAGCCAAAAAATCATAGCAGTAACATCCCCGCCCTTGGCCTTGTTAAACAGTGCCCCGCCGATAGTAGCATTGGCTTTTGCTTTCGCCAGGTCTAGCTCATCTCGGTAATACTTGCGCAGAGTCTTTTCGTCAATGTCCAGTACGCGGGCGATGTCTGTCTGATTTGTGCCCACCATCGTGTGAAGCTGCACGGTTTGGCGTGTGGCTTCTGTGGGCGCGTGTGGGGGTTTGGTAATTCTTTTCTTGGTCATGCGCTTATCTTACTGTTGAATGTCTCGCCTGTCGATTCTAGTACGGCCTCGCCGCCTGTATATTGCTGCCAGCGCTTGATTATAACGTCAACGTATTTGGGGTCGAGTTCCATCATCCGGCATTGGCGGTTGGTTTTTTCGCAGGCGATTAGGGTTGAACCGCTGCCGCCGAACAAGTCCAAATAAATCGACCCTCCGACCCCGTTGAATATGGCTTCAATCCAGGCCATAGGCTTGCCGTGGCCGTGCTCGTCTTTTTGCATTGTGTTGGGGAAAGCCTCAACTGTCGCTATATGCTTAGCTCCGTCTAGGGGTTGGTACTCGCTAGTTCCGCGAGTGTTTGATACTGTTCTTTTTTTTCCTCTATCCTTGCCGTCTTTTATAATCGACTTCTCAGTGTCAAAAAACGGGTCATCTCCAAAAACCCCCGCCGCCTTGTGTCGTTGCAACGGTCTATTTGGAGTATACCAAGATTGAACGCAATCCCAGATAAATTCGTATTGCGGTTGCCACCCTGCGCTTATCGCAGCGCAGGGGGCTATACCGAATCTCTTAAAATCCCACATTACAATTAGCTTTTTACCAGGTTGAGCGTCTGGTATCGACTTCCCGTATAGGCTTTCCAGCTCATACGGCGGGTCAATTAAACAGACATCCCACCTGCACCCATTAGTCAGGGCGTGGACCGCATCAATGCTAGTGGAGTCCCCGCACATAACTTTGTGGGAGCCGAGACCCCATACATCACCCTCAACCGTTACAGGCTGCTCTGGCGCTTCTGGCACCGCGTCATCGTCGGTCAACCCTTCCTGCGCTTCCTCGATCTGTAGGTCTGCAATTTCATCCAGCGAAAAGCCGGTAAGCTCAAGATCAAAACCATCTGCGCCAAGCGCGTCCAGCTCAACCCGCAGCATCTCGTCGTCCCAGTCGGCGAACTCAGAAACCTTGTTCACGCTTAGACGAAAGGCCCTTACCTGAATGTCTGTCATATCGTCGCACAACAATACAGGCACTTCTTCCAGTCCTAGCTTCTTCGCTGCTTTCAGCCGTAGGTGTCCATCAACGATTGTTTTGTCAGACTTTGCCAGGATAGGCACCCTGAAGCCAAACTCACGAATAGCGGCTGCCACACGATCAACTGCGTGGTCATTCTTTCGCGGGTTGCGTGCGTATTCTATGAGGGTGTCTGTCGGCCATGATTCAAGCTGTTGCACGGGCTGCATCCTTATTTCAGCCTTGCAAAGTTGCCATGATAAACCTTGGCGGCATCACAGTAAGCGTTATACGCATCTTCTGGATTTGTGAACAGTCCTAGATGTCTACGGCCTAGTTCTGTCCTGATCCTTGCCTGCCATTTCCCGGCGCTTTTAAGCCAGTGAACACCTTTATAGCCTGACGTGTTAGATGCTTGAAGTTTTGTGTTCCGCTTGTTTTCCACACAGCTTGCCGCTCTCAGGTTTGTTCTACGGTTGTCCAAACCATTGCTATTTATGTGGTCAACTTGTTCTTTTCCACGCGCAGCAGAAATAAATCGGTGCAAATATATAGTGCTGAGGATGCCGGATGATCTATCTACACGCATCGCATAGACCGTGTTAGCCCCAGGCATAGCGCACCAGTTGTAGGATTCAACCATATGCACATCGTCAGCATCTATGATCGCCTCAAGGCCGCGAGTGAGGGGCACAAACGCAATGTTGTTTTCAATCCGAATTGGGCGTATAGATTTTGTCATCTGGCGGCTCCTATCCACTGGTTTTAAGGTGTTGAACTGCATTTTCGCAAGCTAATCCCTTTTCTATACGGGAAATTCTGTCATTGGTGGACATCCTGGCCGCAATCCATAATGATCTGCTTCCAGTCTTTCTTTAGGTCGTCGACGGTGGTTCTTTGCCTACCTACTGGGTTAGCCATATCAATCCCTACCCCGCTCTACCGGCCTAACATCCACGTTAAACACCGCCCTGGAATTAGGTATTGCGTTGCTATTGTCGATGTTCACGAATCCACCTCGGAGCCGAATTTAACCAGTTGTTTCATACACTGCCTAAGCCCCGGCTCCGTCTCCCGCATCCTGAAGTAAACCATCCATTCATAAGCATCGGCCATCGCAGCCGACGTGTTCGCGGGCTGTCCATCATTGTCCCATCGGGCCGCGGCGTACATGCGGCGCCTGTCAAATGCGTGCCTTATATGCTGCTCCACCACCTGCTGCGCCCTATCTGCATCATCTGACATCTCGTTCATCCTCCGGCGGGGTCAAGCCGTGCTGTTTAATTACAGCGCTTCTAACTGTCTCAGACTGATTCGGCTGTTTTCGGAGCCACTCAGCAAGCCATGCTGGGAGTGAAAACGTCACCGTTGCCGGTTTCAGGTGCGGCGGGTTCGGCGGTCGGCCGATGCGTTTGCCGTGCTTGGAAAGGTTCATGAGAGTCCTAGCTGGGCCCCGGCGGCCGCCGCCTTTTTGAGTTGTCCAGTTCAACGTTGACCCGATCGGATATTTTCCCGACTCAGACTCAACATAAAAACTATTGTTGTTTGCAGTTCCAGTTATTGGGCGGCTATCAAGTTCGATGGTTTTCATTTCGATCTCCGTTGCTTTGTCCTTATCTCTAGTTCCTATAATACACCAATAGGGGAACAATGCAAGCCTGTCACGCGACAATCACGAAATATTTTTCAGGCATTGGTCGTATGCGCGAATCAGTAACGCACTCATCGACGCGACCTCGATTTGTAGATCTGTTTCGCTCGTTTTTTTATCAGATGGTATACGTGCGCCGAGTGTTTCCCTCCCAGATCAAACAGCGCATTGTGCCGCCGTTCTTGCGTCGGCTCGCTGGCGACGAATTCGGCAGCTTTTTCTATCTCTGCCGGCGATGTCATGTCAACGCCTTCCATGGATGGCCAGCTGAGGGCTACGTTCGTCATAGCGCCAGCCTTGCGCGCAGCGATTCCGGCCTGCAGATGCACTGCACCGTTCCGCGCCGCAATAGGCTGCGAACCGTTGGCAGGTACCGCGGCTCAAACTCGACCCATTGGCCGGGCTTGCGGGCCAGTTCGATGAGCACGGTTTCCTGCATGGTTGTGAGTCCGTTATAGGCGCGGCTCATTTCCGATATCCTCGCGCCCGACGCTCGAAAACTTCGGCGCATGAAATGCAAAGTCTGCATCCCGGTAATGCAACTTGGCGCGCTGACGGGATTAACTCTCCACACTCGTCACATTCGTCGGCGGTGGCACATTCAGGCCGGCGGGATTCTTCCTGCGACTGCCGGCGTATTTCTTCCAGCGTCTGCCGCATCGCGCGCTCCATGGCACTCTGTGCTCGATCCGCATCATCGGCCATGATTGCTACCCTCGCTATCGTTTGATTTCTCGATCTCAATACGCACTGCGTACTCCTTCGGCACGCCCTTCTCCTGGGCATAGCGCCAGGTCACTCGCGGGTCGGCGTCGTCTATGTCCATGCGGTCGGCCACGGCATCACGGCAATTTTTGAAGCTGGCCTGCAGGTTGTCGCCATCCAATGCGCGCGGCGCAATGCGTGTGAGCGTTACAACCGTTGGGCACGTCACGGCATAGCTCGGCACCATCAAAAATGTCGCGCGACGCTCGGCCTTGGATCGGCGGTGACGCGCACGCCTGCATAGGACTGCTCGGCGGTGGTTTCGTGCTGGGTCAAATTTAGGGTTAGTTCTATGGTTTTTCTCCTAGTGAGTGATAGCGCTCAGGC